CCTACTCCATCCCCGTCAGCATCAACTACCGGGCTGATATCTCAGCCTGATCATCCCCACCGGCGCTGCCGGTTTATTTTTTCATATTACGGAGAATCCCTATGGGCTTCGCATTACCTAATGGCGCCACGGTATTCGTTGGCTCGAAACTTGCCACGCCTGTGGCGGTGACGGGCGTAAGCAATGCCGCAGGCGCTGTCTTTACCGTTGCAAACGGCCACGGCCTCGCTGTGGGCGATGTGGTGCTGGTTTCCAGTGGCTGGGCTCTTATTGACAGCCTGGTGGCCCGCGTCACGGCGCAGACGACCACCAGCGTGACGATCGGGGTGATCAACAGCACCGATACCAACTTCTTCCCGGCTGGCTCGGGTGCTGGTTCACTCAGCAAAGTAGCCGAGTGGACTGAAATCCCGCAGATCACCGAGGTTGCACAGTCCGGCGGCGACCAGCAGTACACGCAGATCCAGTTCCTTGCCGATGACCGTCAGCGCAACCTGGCGACCTACAAGGCGGCCAAGTCGCAGACCTTCACCATGGCGCATGACTCCACGCTGCCCATCTATGCCGTGCTGTCAGCTGCTGACCGTTCCGGTGACACGCTGCCGCTGCGCATGTACGTACCAAAGGCAAAGGAGATGCGTTACTGGTCCGGGAAAGCGTCTTTCGACCCGCAGCCGACCACTGCCGTAAACAACGTCGAAACGGTACAGCCTGCGTTTGCCATCCAGTCCCGCGATATCACCTTCTACAAAGATGCTGCCCCGCAGGTGGCTGCCTGATTCACCCTTTAACTGGCCCGTCAGCGGGCCTTTCTTTCTGCCGAGGAACACATGGCCACTAAATTTCAGCTTCAGCCCAAACCCGTGTTTAAAGCCAACGTCACGATCCCGCGCGCCGGTGATGATGATGGCATGCTTACGTTTACTTTCCGCCACAAGCCGCTTAAAGAGCTGGCCGCGCTTGAGACGCTGGAGGGTAAAACCGCCGTCGATTTCCTGGTGGAGATCACCGAAGGCTGGGCACTGCCTGACGCGTTCAGCCAGGAAAACCTTGAAGTGCTGCTGGATAACTACCCGGGCGCGATGAAAGCGATCGTCGGCACCTATTACCGCGAACTGACGGGTAACCGTGAAAAAAACTGATAGCGGTTGCCTCGGCGTTTTATACGCCTGAACCCTCCACCGAAGACCTGGCCGCGTTTGGCCTGAGTGCTGACGACTACACCGAAGAAGAGCAGATCGTTGAGGTATGGCCGGATGTCTGGCCCGCGTTCGCTGTCTTCCAGTCGATGGGCACCCAGTGGCGCACGGGCATGGGCGGCATCACCGGGCTGGATTACAACGTGCTGCCCTGGCTGATGAAGCTGAACAGGGTCGAGGATGAGGCAACCGCACTAACGGATATCCGCGTGATGGAAAGCGCGGCGCTTCGAGTTATTCATAGACAGACATGATGGGAATAGCAGTTTTCCAACGCAATACCTACTAAATGTGGTGGGTAAGTAGTGTAGGAGAGTAATGTTAAGATGTTTCCGATTGTAATCAAAGGAAACATAGAATGAAGAAGGTTGTGGCTGTAATATTGGGAGCTTTTTTACTGTCTGGATGCGCGACTATTATCGGTGATGATACACAGTTAGTTCAAGTTAACAGTAATCCTGCTGGTGCAGATTTCGAAATTAAAGATGATGCAGGAAGAATTGTGGCACAAGGTAAAACTCCGCAAGGAGTAGCACTTTCAAAGTCTGATGGAAGTTATTTTGGTAAAAAAAGTTACCAGATAACCTTCTCTAAAGATGGATCTCAGCCTGTTACTCTCCCTGTAAAAGCCAGTGCAAATGGTTGGTATATTGGTGGGAATATTCTTTTCGGTGGTCTTGTCGGCTGGTTGCTTGTTGACCCGTTCAATGGCGGCATGTATACACTCAGCCCAAAAGAAACAAACGCAGTTTTAACAGCTAAAGCTCAATAAATATCTAAGGCCACTATCGGGTGGCTTTTTAACATCTTTCATCTAGGATAAAAAAATCATACGCCCTCAGTTGCACCATTGTACGCCCCTGATAGCATGAAACGGTATGTTACCAATGGGGAATTGATGTGAAAAAAATCGCTGCAGTATTACTCGGGATCTCGTTGCTTGCAGGTTGTAAGCCAGGAGAAAAGAAAGCAATAGATCTTGCGCAAAAGGAGATGGCAGAAAGCTTAAAAGATCCTGATAGCGCCAAGTTTAGATATGTTCGTGTTCCAGAAATTCATGAAGAACAAGATGGAAGTATGCTCGCTACCGTTTGTGGGCAGCTAAATGCAAAAAATTCTTATAGTGCATATGTGGGTTACAAAAAATTTGTATTGATATTGGCAATGAAAGAAAAGGGATTTTTTAGTAAGGGCGTGACTTATGACGTCATAGCAAAGAATATTCTTGAAAGCGATCTTGACGAAAAGGTGTTCAAGTATCAAGAAACGTGTGGTGCCGATGTGTAATTAAAAATTACGCTAAAACAGACCCTGCTAATGCAGGGTTTTTTTATGCCCGGAGAAAAGTATGTCAGATATCGCGACTATATCTCTTCGCGTAAACACTTCAGAACTGGAGCGCGGAAACCGAGTGCTGGATGACTTCCAGCAGACGGCTGGCGGCGCGGCAAACAGGGCCGATGATCTGAACTCGGTATTTCGCGCGGGTGCATCCGATCAGAAAAAGAATACCCAGAGCCTAAAAGAGCAGCAGCAGGAGCTGCAGAACCTGCTGAATAAAATTAGCCCGGTGAACAGGGCGCTGGACGAGCTGGACAACCTGCAGGAAAGTCTGAGCAGGTTCCGTAAGAGCGGGCTGGTGCCAGATGCAGATTATTCCCGTTACAACAGCGTGCTGGAAACCACCCGGGAAAAGCTCGGCAGGGTCATGGAGGCCGAGACTGCTGAAGGGCAGGAGCGGTTAAAGCAGGCGCAGGAGACGCAGCGCGCCACCGCCGCGCAGGAAAACTTCCTCAGATCCATTACTGACCAGGCGGCGACTTTCCGCGCCAGTAAGGCGGACATGGCCGAGTACCGGGCAGCGCAAATGGGGATCGCCGAGGAAGCTGCCCCGGTTATTGCACGACTGCGGGAGCAGGAGCGCGCCGTCCAGCGGGAGGCTGCCCAGCGGCAGATTGCAGCCCGGCAGTCGCGCATGCTGAAAGAAGCGATCGCCGAGCTGGAGGCTACAGAGCGGGCTGAGGCGGCGGAACTCAGGCGTAACCAGAACATACGCGATTCGTTCATCTCTTCGCTTCAGGACCAGGCGAACGCAATGGGCAAGACGCGGATCGAACTGCTGGAGATGAGAGCCGCTCAGCTCGGTGTGTCGGAGCAGGCCGCTCCGTTCATCGCAAAGCTTGGTGAGCAGGAAAGGGTGTTCAACAAAGGCACCCTCAGCGCCGGGCAATATCAGCAGGCCCTGAGGATGCTTCCTGCACAGTTCACTGATATTGCCACTTCCATTGCTGGTGGCATGCCGTTATGGATGGTACTGATCCAGCAGGGTGGGCAAATCAGTGACTCATTCGGTGGTATTGGCGGGCTGTTTCAGGTCATCAAGGAAGAGTTGCTAGGGATTAAGGACGCGTCTGATGATTCTTCAGAATCTCTTTCAGAAAATGCCAATGCACTGGCAGAGAATGCCGAGCACGCCAGCGGCCTGTTGCGGTTTCTGACGCCAGCCAGGCTGGCCGTGGGTGGTTTTACTGCGATCCTAGGCGGTATGGCTATAGCCGCATGGCAGGCGGAACAGGCTAACCGCGAACTGTATCAGTCGATCGTGTTAACCGGCGGAGCGTCTGCGACGTCTACAGCCCAGCTATGGAAAATGGCTGAGCAAATAGGCGAGAGCACGACCGCCAGCACCAACTCAGTTTCTGAAACCCTGGCCCGCCTGGCCCAGTCAGGGAAGTTCACCACCGCCCAGCTGCAGCTCGTGGCGCAGACCTCCCAGCAATGGACACAGGTAATGGGTAGTGGGGCCGAAAAAATTGAAGCCTCGTTTGCCGAAATAATGAAATCGCCGGTCAAGGCGTTGGCTGAATTGAACTCCCAGTATAATTTTCTGACGGTCTCGCAATTAAATTATATCGCCGGGCTGGAGGACTCAGATAAAAAACAAGAGGCTGTCAGCGAGGGCATGCGGATTTTTGCCGATACGATGCAAAAGCGTATGCAGCAAATTGATGATGCAAGCACGCCTCTGGAACAGATGTGGGATAGCATAAAAAAATGGTCTGCCGACGCCTGGAAGTGGGTGGGAGATCATACTATCGGTGCCCTTAATCTGATCATCGATGTCGTCGCAGGAACAGTTGAGCAGGTCCAGATTTTACTGAAGCAGGGTGATGTCCTCATTGCCGAGTTTGCCAACTCCGCGTATGAGAAAACCAAAAATATTCCCGGCATGAAGTCCTTGTTCGGGGATATGGCTACAGACAATAAAGCATTTATTGCCCAGACCAAAAAAGACATTGCTGAGCTTGAGAAATCCTACACTGCACGCGATGCGCGAGTACGTAAAGGTGAAATGGGCTATGTAAACCGTGACAGGAGCACAGCGGTAGACAGCGGCCCGAACCAGCAAAGCAAGGTTACTGACCGGGCGCAGCAAATACTGAAAGACCGACAGAAAAAGACCAGAGGGGCGGCGGTTTCTGCCGGTGACAGCGCAGAAGACAAAGCTCAGGCTGATCTGCTGGCCCTTCAGGCGCAGCTCAGGGTTCTGAAAGAGCACCAGGGCATTAATGACGTTATCAGCCAGCAGCGTAAGGATTTATGGAAAACCGAGGCGCAGTTTGCCGTACTGGAGGAAGTTGCCGGTAAGCGCAAGCTCTCTAAGCAGGAACAATCCCTGCTGGCCAGCAAAGACCAGGTGCTGGAACTGGCGCGCCAGAAGGCGCTGCTGGGTGACCAGATCACCGCACAGGAGCAGCTGAACAAGCGCATGGACACGGCCAGCAAGTATGTCACGCAGATGGCAGAAAAGCGGACCGGGCTTGAGTCAGGCGCAACGATGAGCGACAGGCTGGCAGGCCGCCAGACGGCGCTCTCTCAGCTGCGCAGTGGCTGGATTAATGCTGGCGGCAGCCTTGAGGATGAGGGCTACCAGAAGGAGCTTAAAGCTGCTAACGACTACTACGAAGCGGAAGATAAGCTTCGCGGTGACTGGCGGGCTGGCTTTAACAAAGGGTGGTCAGAATACCTGGACTCAGCCACGAACGTCTATGCCTCCATGCAAAGCGTTGCGCAGTCAGCCCTGGGCGGCATCTCCGATATGATGACGAATCTGGTCACCACCGGCACGGCCAGCTTCAAAAGCTTTGCTGCATCGATGATGAAGATGATCGCAGATGTCATCAACAGACTGCTGGTGGCCTATGCCGTGCAGTCCGCGCTGGGATGGGTTACTGGTAGTGTTAGTGGGGATGGTGGAAGCACTCCCTCCGGGTCATATACGGCAGCCGCTGCGAATGTAAGCTTTGACGGTGGGGGTTATACCGGCCCCGGCGGT